AGCCCCGTGCTGACGTAGGCACGGAGACATATGACGTCATCAAAACGCTTCGTTTCATTTATCACTTAACATATCGCTTCGCGGAATTAAATTAAAACAATAATAATATATCTATTATCTTATTTCAGCCACTCACAACTTGACACGTTTACAGCCGCAATTTCACTAACGCGCCAAAACCAAATTCAAATTAAAGTTATACGCTGCTTCGAGGAAGCTTCCTCAAAAGCAATAACACTCACAACTTGAAATGTGTCTTTCTTCGAGGCGAAGTAAAGACAACTGTAATCCACTACATCGTCGTCTACCTTACAATTATTCCTTTCTCTCTCCAGACGCCATTAAAACACAGAAAAAGCTTAAAAAACACAGACGAAGAACAGAATAATAATAATTCTCATTAATCCATATAAAATTACAACATATCAACTAAATCTATTTACATTATCATTATTATTCTGGTTCGTCGCTTCAGTTCTTCTTTCAGCCCATCTTCTTTCACGATGAGGACCAGTTTCTTCAAACGGAGTACCAGTAATCCTTGAAGCCATCTTCCTCTTCATAATAGAAGACGAAGATAACCAAGCGTCCATCGTTGATTTAGCATAGCGAGGAACAGCACAACATAATATAATTAAAACCCATAAAACTACAATCCCTACAATACATAACATAATAATACCTATTTTATATAAAACTTCCTTCTTCGCATCTCCAGCACCTTCTTCATATGAGTATGTATTGTAACCATCACCAGAATCCATCTCGCTATGAAATTCTGAACAATCTGTTCAGAAGCACTCTATTTATAGACCCAAGACAACGCGTACTAAGTACGCTAACTAGATCTAAGTGTGAACGCTCTTCCGTCAGATTCGTTCAGCTTAAGCGCTTCACTAGCATCACAGATCCTGAGCGTCCACGTGTCATTTAATCCAAGGGCTATTATACTAGTCAACTATTGGTCAAATGTCTCTGATCCCGGCACGGGGGTAATACTA